GCCAACGAGCAAGGCTTGAACCTGTTCATGTCGCAGTGGTTCGAATGGGATCGCATCCGGCAGCGCTTCGAGCCGCACGAGAACATGTTTCCCGGCCTGTCGCAGCTGCCTGCGCCTTCAGCCCGCCAGCTGCAGGTGCCGTTTGGCGCGCATGCCGAAACCGGGCACACGGTCTACGACTACGGACCGACCGGACGGATGAACCCAACCAAGAAGTTTCCGCGCAATCCGTCCGAAATGGGCTATCTGGGAGTGCCGCTTGCTGCAGGCGGAGCCGCCGGTATTGGATCGCTGGTCAAGCCGTCTTATCAGGAGGATGTTCGCTGATGGGCATGCCGGTGGTGACGGTCGCGAGTGGCGGCATCGCAGTCGTGGACGTGACGGCGACGCTGCCGAAGCTCGGCATGCCGGTCACCGAGGCCGTGAACGGTCGCGGCATCGCTGTCACCAAAGTCACCGCGCCGCGCCAGGGCCTGCCCGTGGTGTATGTCAGCACGTCCATCCAGCTGGACGCTGACCAGCCCGCCGAGGAGAGCTGACATGGCCGCACCGACCGTCAATCTCGATCGCACCCAGACCGTCACTGTGGCCAACCCGACGCCGCCGACCAACGTGCCGGTGAACTGGCAGGGCACGCCGCCGACCCCGGTGCCTTTTACCTACACGACCACCCCTGCTGCCGAGGATCCGGCCGTGTTCGCCAATCCGCTGGAAGGGGTCGGCAAGGCGGAGGCGGACGGGACGGAAGTCACCGAGACCGTCGACGGCGGCCGCGTCACCGGGCACAGCGTCTTCGGGAACTACAGCGAGGCGCCGAACACCAATCACCCGAGCGGCGTCAACACGCTCGGGCCCGAGCTGGTGACCTTGGGCGACTTCTCTGCCGCGACGGGCTGGACGCTGTCGGGTGGCGCATCGATTACCGGCGGCCGCCTGGCCTTCGACGGATCCGGCAACGCCCTGGCGACGCGTACGGCTGCGGCCGCCATTACGGCCGGCGTTTACCAGTACGAGCTCGACATCATCTCCACGGCCTTCTCGGTCTTCGTCGCCATCGGCGGCACGCCGCAAGCGATCCCGGGATCCAGCACGCCGGGGCACTTCGTCGGCACGATCACGACGGACGCGGCCAACCAGGCGGTGTCGCTTTCGTCCTTTTCCGCGCCCCACATTCTTGACAACTTCAGCGTGAAGCGGGTCCTTTGACCCAGAGGAGGACGACATGACGACGAAGAAGGAAAAGGCGAAAGCCAAGGCCAAGGCGCGGACCAAGGAGCAGGAAGAAGAGGACCGCAAGGCCGGACGGCTCTATGCGGACAGCGCGGAGGACGACGAGGACGAAGGCGAGTGGTTCGACGAGGACGAGGAAGGCGAAGTCACTCCCCAGGCCGTTCCTCCCGCAGCCCTGGTGCGCACCTCCACGGTGACGACGGCGAACCCGACGCCGCCGACCAACGTGCCGGTGGTCTACCAGGGCACGCCGCCGACGCAGCCCGGCCTCGCGGTCGCGCAGGCGCCGGCTCCGCTGGTCACCGACGCAGGCATCGTCCTGTTCGCTGATCCGCTCAACGGCGCAGTGGCGCGCTCTGCCGTGCTGCTGGCAACGGTGCCGGCGACGACGCCCGCCGCCGAGCTCGCCGGCAGGGCGGAAGGGGACGGATCGGAGTCGGTGTCCTATTGGCCGGTCCCCGGCACGACGACGGCAGCCAACGCCACGGACGCCGCGCGCGGCGTCGGGCCTGGCGTCTACACCGAGAAGCCCAACGCGGATCACCCGAGCTACGGCACCTGATCCATGCGGCGTTGGGTCGAGATCGAAGAAGACGGGCGGACCGTCTACCGTTTCATGGACGACGGCCCGCCCCCGCAACGATCGGATCTGCCGTTCCCTTCCATCATCTCCGACGAGATGGATCCGGTCGAACAGGTCGATGGCAGGTTCTACACCTCGAAGCGCCGCTTCCGCGCCGTTGGGCGCGAGCACGGCTTGATCGAGGTCGGAAACGAGAAGCTTCAGCCGAAGACGCGCGCAAGCGCGGATCCGTCCTTTCGCAGCAAGCGCAAGCGCGTGATCAAGGACGCAATCGAGAAAACACGGGCAGGTCACTATGAGCGATACATTCACGACGCCGCCGGCAGACGCGCCGCAGCCGCCAGCAGAAGTGACGATACCTGAACAGGGTTCAGCAGGCGCCGTTGGTGAAGTCGGCAAGCAGACACCAGACAAGTCACCGGAGCAGGTTGCTCAAGAGAACGCCGTCGCGCGGCGCGAAGCCCTTGAGAAGGCCTACGAAAAGGCCAAGGTCGATGCGACCAAGCGCGCGGCCGCGAAGGAAGCGGACGCCAAGGACGCCAAGCCAGATCCCAAGCAGGCCAAGCCAGACGCCAAGGACGCCAAGCCCCAAACCCAACCCCGGACGCGCGGCGACGGCGGTCGCTTCGTTGCCGGACAGCCGGGCACTGCCCCAGAGGGGGAAGACGCCGGCCAGGCAGCGGCGCAGCAATCCCCAAGGCACGCGCCGCTGCCTGAGACTGCGCCCTATCGCGAGGCGCCGCCCAGGTTCTCGGAGGCCGCCAAGGCCGACTGGCACGGAGCACCGGAAAGCGTGCGCGGCGCCGTTACCCAGGCCATCCAGCAGTACGAGCGCGGCATCCAGCAGTATCGCCAGGCCGCCGAGGCGTTCCAGCCGCTCGCCGAGTATCACCAGATGGCGCAGCAGGAAGGCACCGACCTGCCCACCGTCGTGCGCAACTACGTCGGCATGGAGCAGAAGCTGCGCGGCGACCTGTTCGGCGGCCTGGAGCTGATCATCCACAACCTTGGAATGAAGCACCCGGACGGCAGCCGGGTCTCGGCCTATGACGTGGCCGCTGCCTACCTGCAGCAGTCGCCCGAGCAGCGCAGGCTGACCCAGCAGAACAACAATTCGCAGGCGCAGCACCACTACATCACCCAGCTGCACCAGGAAGTGAAGAGCCTTGCAACCGGCTTTCACCAGATGCAATATCAGCAGCGATATCAGTCGACCTTGTCGGACATCAACAGGTTCGCTGATACTCATCCTGGCTTCGATGAGAGGAGCGATCTCATCAAGCAGGAGCTCGATCATGGCTACCCGCTCGACGTTGCGTATGAGCGCGCCATGAAGCTGCGACCCGGAAACGGGTCAACACACGCGGCTCAGACCCGCAACACACCGGCTCAGACCCGAGACGAAATTGATCGCTCAATTTCCGGTGCTCCCGCAAACGGAGCCGCCGCCTCGCATCGGGCCCCCAAGAAATCTGGATCCAACCGCGAGGCGCTCAGCAACGCCCTTCGCAGGGCCAGATCAGGGGTCTAAACCATGGCCGTAGTCGGCAACCTTCAGGCGGACGTTCACTATCACCAGATCCTCTCCATGGCGCTCGAAGACCGATCGAGCTCCTACGAGGACCTCGTGTCCAACAACAACGCGATGCTGGCCGTGCTCCGACGCAAGGGCCTGTGGCGCACTTATTCCGGGCCGCGCATTCGCCAGACGCTGCAGATCAACAAGCAGGATGCCCAGTGGTACAGCGGCTATGACCAGCTGCTCAACCCGGCGCTCGACCTGTTCAACGACGTGTTCTATTCGCCCAAGATGGTCGTCGTGCCGGTGATCCTGTCGATGCAGGAGATCCTCAACAACGAGGGCGAAGCCCAGCTGATCGACACCCTGGAAGCCTACATGGACGCTGCCGAGCGATCGCTTGAAGACACCATGGACGCCGCCATCTACAGCGCAGGGACGTTGTTCGGCGGCAAGCAGCTGACGGGCCTGGCTGCGGCCGTGCCGGTCATCCCGAACACCGGGGTCTATGCCGGCGTCGACCGCGCCGCGCTGCCGATCTGGCAGACGACGTCATACGACGCCAGCGCTGCCGCCGGCACGACGCCGCTTCCTGCCGCCCTTGGCACCCAGGTGTCGTCGACCACGATCCGGCCCATGCTGAACTACATCATGACCAAGCAGAGCCGTGGCAAGCAGTACGCGGACCTGCTGATCATGAGCCCGGAGCACTACGCGGCCTACGACGCCGCGACCGTTGCGATCCAGCGCCAGACCAACGAGACAAGTCTCGGGAAGCTCGGCTTCACCTCGATCGAGTATATCGGAGGCGGAAAGCGGGCCGAGATCGTGCTCGACGGCGGCATTGGAAGCAACATGCCGGCGAATACTACGTTCGGCCTCAACACGGATACGCTGCGCATCCGCTACAACCCGAACAGAAACTTCGATAGACTGTTCAAGGGCGACGGGATGATGCCGATCGACAAGGACGCGATTGCCCAATTCATCGGGTGGATGGGCGAGCTCACCATGACCAACCCCATGTTCAACTGGCGCTTCAACGACAGCAACCCGGCCGCTTAACCCCGCCGGGCCCGCTCGCCGGGGGCTTCGTCCCTGTGGCTCCCGGCACTTTTTGGAGGAACGACATGGCTCTCGGTGTCAGATCCGCAGGCGTGACCCCGTTTTTCAAGACAATGGCGTTCAAGAACGAGCGCAAGAGCATCGAGGCCGGGCGCCCGATCTTCGAGGACGTCGAGATCGTCGAAGTCCGCCTCGCCGGCTCGAAGGACTGCCCGGTGTTCCGCAGCAACGACTACTCGCACTGGGAAGTCGACGAGGAGACCGGACTGCAGACCCAGCTGACCTATGCGGAGCGCTGGCCGAAGCAGTACCAGCAGTTCAAGGCCAAGCAGCAGCAGACCAAATCAGGAACGCCGCTGGATTACGTTCCTTTCTTGACGGACGCCAAGCGGGCCGAGCTGCGCGCACAGAATATTTACACCATCGAGGCTTTGGCCGAGATCGAAGGGCAGCACCTCAAGAACCTGGGGATCGGCGGCCGCGAGCTGAAGAACAGGGCGATGGAGTATCTGGCCAGCTCCTCTCATGACGGCACGATCCTGCGCCAGCAGGCCCAGATCGACGCCCTGCAGAGCCAGATCAAGCTGCTGCAGGAGGACCGGAAACTGGTCCTTGCCGGCCCGAAGGAAAAGCCGGATCCCGTCCCGACGCCTCCGGAGCCGGAAGGAGACCCCGAGGACGACGAGCCAGAGGACGGTGAAGGCGAAGACGAGCGCACGGTGCAGCCGAGCACGGACGTTGCGGCAGAGCTGATCGGCATGAGCAGGGACGAGCTGCGCGCCCTCATCATGGAGCGGACTGGCAAGCGCCCGGTCGGCAATCCGTCCATGCGCAACCTGGTGCGAATTGCCCAGGAGCTCGGTAGATGACGGTACAGTCTGTCATTCGGGAGGTCTGCTCGTTCGTCGGTGTCAGACCACCGAATGGCAGTGTGTTCGTCTCGTCGTACCAGGACCGCACGGCCTGGGAATTCGTCCAGCTCGCCAACGAAATCGCACAGCGCATCGCCTACGACACGCGCGACTGGACCGCGCTGCGCGCGCTCGGCACCTTCACGGGGGACGGGATCCTGGCGTCCTTCCCCATGCCGGCCAACTACCAGCGCATGCTGCTGACGACCAACGTGTGGCGCTCGTCCAACACGAATGCGCCGCTGAGCTTCGTTTCGGATCCGGACGAGTGGCTGCAGAAGGAGCTGCAGGGCGGCTACATCAACCCGATCGGGGAGTGGACGATCTTCGGCGGAGAGATGCACGTCCGCCCGATCCTGCCGGCCGGCGAGACCGTCAAATTCTTCTACCTGCACAGCAATCCGGTGAAGCTGGCCAGCGGCGGCTACGGCAACCAGTTCCTGAGCGACGCGGACACCTTTCCGCTGTCCGAGCGGCTGCTCAAGCTCGCGATGATTTGGCAATGGAAGTGCAACAAGGGCGCCACCTACGCCGAGGACCTGGCCAATTACGAGGACGCCCTGACCAAGGTCGCTGGTGCCGACAAGCCGTCCCCGATCCTGGTCGGAAGCATGCCCATGTCGTCCGACGCCCACGTCGCCTACTGGGGCCCGACGCCTCCCGGTAGCACCTTCGTCGGCCCGCCCTGATGACGCGGTCCCTGCCCCACTACCGCGATTTCCGGCGCTATGCGGCGCCTGCCCAGGTTGCGCAGCAGATCGTTCCCAAGACCATCCCGGCGCCGACGCGCGGACTGGTGCTGAACGAGAACCCTGCCTTCATGCAGCCTGCCGGCGCGCTGGTGCTCGACAACTATTTCGTCACCGAGAACACCATCCGCCTGCGCGGCGGGTCGCAGACCTGGTGCTCGCTCACCGAGACGACGCCGGTCCGGTCGCTGTTCAGCTACGTCACCGGCACGGCCAAGAAGCTGTTCGCCTCGAACGACACCAAGCTCTACGAGGTGACGTCGGCAACGCCGGCACTTATCCCCGCAATTACCATTGTGGACGGGCACTTCTCGACGGCCCAATTCGCCAATGCAGCCGGCTACTGGCTGTTCGCCGCCAACGACACGGGCGACTACCTGCTGCGCTACGACGGCCTCAGCTGGGTGCAGCTGACGGCAGCCTACGTTCCAGGCCCGGGCCTCCCCGGCCGGGTGACGGGCCCTGCCGGGACCGGCGTCGCGGCCGGGCTCGGGCTGACCCAGGTCTGGAAGTACCGGCGCCGCCTGTTCTTCATCCAGGGCCGCACCATGGATGCGTGGTATCTGGACATCGACGCCGTCGCGGGTGAGCTGAAGCAGATCCCGCTGTCGGGCGCCTTCACCAAGGGCGGATCGCTTTTGTTTGGCTGCGCATGGTCCGTTTCGGCCGGCGACGGCATCGACGACAAGTGCGTCTTCGTCACGACGGAAGGCGAAGTCGCCGTCTTCACCGGCACCAACCCGAACGACGCCCTGAACTGGAAGCAGCAGGGCCGCTACCAGATCTCCAGGCCCATGGGGAAGAATTCATGGCTGAACATTGGCGGCGACGTCCTGATCATCACGGTGGATGGCATCGTCCCAATAAGCCAGGCCTTGACCAAAGACATCGCCGCCCTGGAGTTTTCGGCACTCACCCGACCCATACACCCGCTGTGGATGGAAGAGATCCTCGACAAGAACGACCGCCCTTGGAGCATGTGCAAGTGGGACGAATTCGGCGGCTTGTTCGTCACTTCACCGGGTGGCTTCGTGGGGGACTGGCGCTGCTTCGTCGCTAACACGGTCACCGGGGCCTGGTGCCGCTTCACCGGGTGGGACGCGCTGCAGTTCTGCACCCTGTCCGGCAACATGTTCTTCGGCACCCAGGACGGTCGCGTCGTGCAGGCCGACGTCCTGGGCAAGGACTACAGCTCCGCGCGCCCGATCGGCGTGGAGGTGGAAGGCGGAGCCGCCTTCCCGCTGCGCACCTATTCCTGCACCTACGTGGGCGGGTGGGAGGTGTTCGGGCAGCCGCCCTTCCTGTTCACGCTGCGCCAGGCGCGCTGCTCGTTCCAGACCAGGTCGGGCGAGCCCTTCATCCCGCAGGTCAACGCTTGCGTGAACTACGTGATCGACGTGCCGCCGCCCCCGCCCGCCGGCCCCGACTTCGGCCCTGCGGAAGTCTGGGACGAAGGCTTGTGGGGCGCAGGAGCCGTGCCGCCTCCGGTCGAGCCGCCGCTGGAAGCGAACGAGCCCGGCATGGCGCGCTGGGACCAGCCAGGCCCGACCAACTTCGCCACGCGCAGCACCATGTGGCTCTCGATCGGTGAAACAGGCTGGTCGCACGCCCCGATCGTGCAAGTGTCCGTGTTTCAGCAGACGCGGCCGGATGTCGAAATGCTCGGGGTCAGCATGCTGGCCGAGAAGGCCGGCGTCGCAGTATAGGGGCCACCATGCTTTACCAGCCGACGTCACCGTCCGCTCCGGTCTCGCGCGAGGACCTCGCGCAGCTGCTTGCGTTGCAGTCGATGCAGGATCAGGGAGTGACCGGCGATTTCGGTGCCGGCGCAGTCAGCTCGTCGGCCCCAGCAGGGCACGACGGTCCTGGCGGGAGCGCATTTGGCGACTTCGGATCCGGAGCGCCGGCTCCGGACAGCTCCGTGTCGCCCAGCAGCTCCGTGTCGCCCAGCAGCTCCATGGGAGCCATGACGACGTCGAACGCCTCGATGGTCGGCGGGGGTGAAGACTCCATGGGTGGAGGGTACGCCACCGGAGTGCCTGGCTACGGCCGATCCGGAGACGACACGAGCGATAAATCCCAGGCCAGCCAGGCGACCGACAGGGCTGCGCTGGCAGATGCTGCCCTTGGCAGGAGTGCGATCGCAGACAATCAGGGGGTCCCTGGCCGAGGCGGCGTTGATATGTCGCTTGGCTATTCTCCCTCGATGGGCTTCGTGAGCCCCAATTCTGGTGGGTTTCAACAGGCCGGCGCTTTTTCCCAGACCGGATCTTATGCGCCCGCCGCGACGCCTCCTGACGCTCCACTGGACTTTGCCGACAGAGCGCCCGCCACGGCTCCTCCAAGCCCTCCCGGTTGGACCCCTTCCGGCCCGCCCATGTCCTTTGCCGATCGGTGGTCGGGCGTTCCAAGCACTCCAAATCCGCTTGCGATCACTGTTCATCCCAACGCGCCCCCGCCGTCGCTTCCGACCCCAACGCCCACCCCAACGCCAACTCCAGGCCGCGCCCCTGGCATTCCGAGCCCGGCAACTCCCAGCTATTCCCCCGGCTGGGACATGGGCTCGCCGTCCCCTGGCGGGACCGGCTTTGGGCAGGGCGAATTCGGCGGCTACAGCGGCGGCCACGACAACACAGGCGGCTTCGGCGCCGGTTATTCCGGCTCCTCCGACATGGGGAACACCCAAGGCGCGCAAGGCTTCACGAGTGGAGGCTTCTCGTCCGGCTCCACGCAAGGCTACAGCACGAGCGGCGAAGGCCTCAACTCCACGGGCGCGTTCGGCGGCATGGGGTTCAGTGCGACCGGAGGCTTCGAGGGTGGCGCTCCAAGCGGACAGGGCGGAGGCGACAGCGCTGGCGGAGCCGTCGGCGGCTTCGGCGGAGCCGGATCCGACTTCGGCGGCGGCATGGATGCCGGCGGCAGCCCGGGAGGCGTCGGGTGATGCTGCGCTACGTCTACGATCAGGACGCGCTGGTGGCGGACTTCGTCGTGCGATCGAAGATCGCGTCCGGCTTCACCCAGCGCGCCGG